GTTTATGAATACAATCTATAATGCTGACAAAAACCTATTGAATAACTTTTTAAAAGCATATATTGAAAAGAATGGCGAGATTGTCAATAATTGTCTCTATATCAAGCTATACAATTACAATACACTCAAGCGGATTACTGAAATCTACAAAATCCCTCACAAAGTCCTAAAAGAAGACGACGACGCGGACAAGGGCGAATTGTATGTATTGGAGTATAAAAACTCAAATATGATAGATTTTATGGGACAAATATATGTTAATGGGACTGATATGGACGAGCTACATATTAATGATGACCTGTACAATTTTTTGGGAAATCCCGAAGGCTTTCAAAATCCCTTGTTAAAAATCTATAAGGCTGATGCAGATGCCGTGGTTCCCTCAAAGAATAATTATTCTGATGCTGGATTGGATTTGACAATTATCAAAGAATATAAGAGGATGAATAGCGATACTGTGCTATATGATACGGGCATTAAATTGGAAATACCGAATGGATATTATGTGGAAATTGTTCCTAGAAGTTCAATAAGCCGTTCGGGGTATATGCTTGCAAATAGCGTAGGTATCATAGACCAAGGATACACAGGCAATTTATATGTTGCTTTGCGAAAAATAAATAAGGATTGTGAGGATTTGGTTATGCCATATAAATGTTGCCAAATTATTATGAAAAAACAAATATATCCAAAAATCGTTATAGAAGATTTAGTAAGAGCCGGAGCAGACTCACGTAGCGATTCTGCCACATCGCGAGGCTCCGGTGGTTTTGGAAGTACGGACGCGCCAGCCGCGAAAGCTACGCCGGACGCCGCGACAGCTACGACAGCCGCAGAAACTAAGGTTAGAATTAAAGAATAGATTATGATAAGGCCGGGCGGACTGAAGGCCGAATTAGAATATCCTGAGCGTATTATGAGGATTGTTAGTATTGCGTGAATAGATTAGGGTAGATAATAGGTAGATTGTAATAATAAGTAATATAGAATGGTAGAATAATATATAATAGTTATCATAGATTCCGTTGATATCATAGAAATCTATATATTTGAACCAGAGGTTTCTGATGTGTTGATTATTAGAATAGTTGATAACAGCACGAATGCAATTCTGTAATTCATCTGTAATTAATGACATTCTCTAAGGGACTATTATGCGGTACGGTGGTACTGTCATTATATTTGAAAGTAAATCAATTTTTTATATTTTTATATTATCGCTAATGGCAGCGACTAATAATTTTATTGTGTATTTCTTCGTATAGCTCCAGCGTATAATTGGCGAAGAAAACATTTTTAGAGTAGGCTTCATTACATATGAATATATTGCTATAGAGGTTTTTAATTTTTTCCCTAACAATTATGTTGTTGATTCCTACATTCCATAGATATAGCGAGGTTTTTTTGATAGGATATACGATATTCAGATTATTAATCAGGTGATTCTGTATATTGTGCTCATTAATTATGTTGTTATCATTATAGATATTATTGCAATCTATATTATATTTGCTGACACTATTTAATATTCGCCGGTTATCCTTGCTAATAAACTTGAATCTCAACAGATTGTCTTTTGACAAGTTTAAAATTAGAGCCTTTGCAACAGGAATCGTGCAATATTTCGCAAAAACTGTTATATTATTGTCGGGTTCAATAGTAATATCGCGCACATCTGTATTAAACTTGATAATCACATTTTTACTGTATAAATATTCTAGCATCCTGTTTATGATAACATTACAATCATCATCTACTATGAAAAACTCGTTATTGCTATTAATTTCGCCGTTAAACATAGATATCCCATATAAGGCCGAGATATTACAATAGATGTTGTCGTATTTATTAATATTTTTTTTGAGATAGCTGTAATCACTCTGTGATAGCAGGGTATAACAGAGCTTATCAAATGTCTGCATATACAGAAATTTGGAAGGAATATGCTTGGCTTTTTGTAGGACGCTATTGATAATAAACAAGAGCTTTTCATTAAAACAGAGATTATAGCTGTTGTATTTAATAGACAGGCGATTTAGCAATTGTATATAATGCGCGTGCTGTTTATTGAATATCTTGTAATTTATGATTTCCTCGCAACAAGAGCTATTCCTTTCAACTATAATAACATCCAGGCCATTATCAACGCATTTCATAGCAGAATATAATCCCGAGAAATTACAACCGATGATTATTATATTATTCATATTGTTTAGTAATTGTTAATAATTATAATATTTTATATTTTATATATATAATAAAACTCCCTAAGTTCGCGTATCATATAATATAATAAAAAAATATATATAAAATAACGGCGTATAAATATTTATAAATGCTATGGGAGCTAAATCTTCAAGACAATACACATATCAACAATATTATGAGGCAATGAAGAAGAGCGGGGAAGCTGCTAATATAGATTTAAAAAATATTAATATGGACACAATAGACCCTTATGAAGTTTTTAATATATCCAAAAACTTTACTTGGAATGAGCTAAAAGAAACATATAGGAAGTTGGCAATAAACACGCATCCTGATAAGCCAGGAGGCAACAAAGATATCTTTAATATAATTACACATTGCTTTGAAAAATTGGCTCTGGAATACAAAAAGCGCGAAAGTGATTTATCGCACGCAGAATTAAAAAAGCAGTCCAGCGATTTCTTTGACAAGATAGTGAGCAACAAGATGCCTCACCCAAGCATCGTCAATATGAACGGAGACAGAAATGGAGCCGGCGACAGCAATAATGCCGAGCTATTTTCGCAAAAGTTCAATAGAAACTTTGAGAAATGCAAAATATATGATGATGAAATGGAGTTCGGCTATGGGAAAAATATGGAAGAATCATCCAAGATTCGCGAAGACATTAAAATAGATAAGGTTATTAAAAAAAATAAGATAGATAACAAGAGCTTCAATGATATCTTTAATAGCAAGGTGCCTATTAATAAACAATTAGTAAAATATCAAGAGCCTGAGCCTCTATTGTTGGCAAAAAGTCTCCAATTTACTGAATTGGGAAACAAAAGGCCTGACGATTATAGCAGCAGTAGCGTAAAGAAAACGAACTCACTATCATATTCAGATTATATGAAAGCTCACGAGGGGACGCGATTAATAGACACATCTATTATAAAAGATATGAAGGAGTTCAAGAGTGTTGAGGAATACGAACTATATCGCGATACTAAGGCAAAAGTTGAGCTCAGCGCCAAAGAGCTTAAACAACAGGAACTCAAAAAACTGCGCGAAGAAAAAGAAGAGCAGATGCGATTAGAAAGATTAAATAAATACGATAGAAACATAGAACTATCCTACGAAAAGGCAAACCGCCTCTTCATCCGATAATGCTTGAGATATCTAAGAAATTAAAAATAAAATAAAAATAAAAAATGATATAATAAATATGACTAACATCCATATTATGACAGAAGAGGTTCGCGATGCGGGACTTGATAAGTTCTATACAATTCCGACAATATCTGAGAAATGTTTAGAAAGAATTGGTTCTATTTATAAGTGGTCGGAATGGGGGTTGGTAATAGAACCGAGTGCAGGGAATGGTAGTTTCCTTACAATAATCCCGACAGCTAAGAAGATCGGAATTGATATTTCGCCAGAACACGATGATATTATCAAACAGGACTTTCTTACATACAATCCTCCGACAGGCGAAGCAGGCAAAATTCTTGTTGTCGGTAATCCTCCATTTGGCAGAGTAAGTTCTCTGGCTATCAAGTTCTTCAATCACGCTTCAAAATGGGCTGATGTAATAGCTTTCATTATTCCGCGAACATTTCGTCGCGTCAGCGTTCATAATAAGCTAAATGCGAGCTTTCATCTTATATTTGACGAAGAAATTCCGATGAAACCGTGTTCATTTAGTCCTCCTATGATGGCTAAATGCTGTTTCCAAATCTGGGAGAAAAGAGATACTATGCGTCCTATTATAGAGCTTTCAACAAAACACGACGACTGGGACTTTTTGGGGTTTGGTCCGAAAGATGCAAAAGGACAACCGACGCCTCCAGAAGGAGCTGACTTTGCAATCCGTGCTTATGGTGGAAAATGCGGTGAAATTGTTGATACGGGACTTGAAATACTAAGACCTAAAAGTTGGCATTGGATTAAATCAAAAATAAATAAAAATACACTGATTGAACGATTTAACGCTCTTGATTATACTCTGAGTCTTGATACGGCAAGACAGAACTCTATTGGAAGAGGGGAACTTGTGCGGACATATAGCGAAATGTATGAGTGAGCTATAGATCGGATTCGGGAACTCTAAACTCTAATAAAGCATTCCAGCATTCGTCATTGATAGTTGGGCGAATAGAATACTCTTTTATAGATGATTCATCATTTATAGAATCTTTCGTAATAATACCGAGTTCTTTTATAGTTCCGTGAGCGTAATCACCATAAGACACTACCAAATTTTTAATATCTGATTTTGGGACTTTGAAAATATATAGCTCACCCTCTGTTTCTACATTTTCAGGAGATAGATGATATGCTGTAAGTATATAAGTATCGCAGTCGTGTGAAGGTCTAATTTGTACGAAATTGAATTTTTTATGTTTTGCGCCACCGAGCGATACTTTAACTTCAGAGTTCTTTCCTTCCTTTGAGCAGTCTCCAGTACAATCGCTTGCATTATTTTTGCTATAGTTAAACTTCGTCCTAACGAACTTTTCAAGTAATGTTCCATATTGCTGCGCTGATACGCGGTGAATAATACAATAAGTATTAGCTTCTTTTAGAGTAGCAAGGTTCATAATATGATATTCGTGATTTATCTTTGAAATAGCAAGATATTCTTCTAATTTCTTTACTCGCTCTAATTTATCCATTTGTGGTAATACTTGCATATCTGTTTTAACTTGCAATTTTACATTTATATCTGTTTCATCTCCTGAAATTAAAGAAATGCCTAATCCAATACCTGATTTAGAACAGGTTCGTTTGTTATGTCCTGTCTGCTTACACACAGAGCATTTCATATTTAATACGTATTTATTGATGTTAGATTTAAGCACTTTGCTTTGGATTGCTAATTTCGAGTGTAAAATATTAGCTGGTCTAATATATAGACTATTATATAGTAGTGGTATCATTTTTTATCTGCTTTTAATTTTATTAGAATAATATATAATATTCCTACGCTACCAAGAGGCTACCGAGAGGCTACCAAGAGGCTATCAAGAGGCTACCGAGATATTTTTGATATCATTATGATGTCCTAAAAAGAAACCAGATTTTTCTAAAAATTGAAAATTAAAATTTGAGTACATCTTTCTGTTTTTTCAAAAATTTCAAAAGTTTTTTAGAAATTACAAAA